TTGTTTGTCTCAACTTATCAGAAATTCCTTAAGTTGACTTCCGATAAAGAAGTGCTGAAATAAGGAGCTGTTAGTAAGTATCAGTTGACATATCCCTGCGTATTTTATATCATTAAGGTATTAAAGGTCGGACTTATTAAAAACTAATTGGCGTTTTTTGATTTATGGAAATTGATAAACCATTAGAACCTCCAAAGGCGCTAAAGCTCACACCGCAGGATAATTACCTTGTTATGCAGGGCGAACCAGATAAACAGTTGGAATTTGGCAGGAAATGTGCTTCCGCTTTAATGCAGGTAGTCAGCAATAAACCCAAAAAGGTGATGATAAATGGCGAGCAATATCTGGAATACGAAGATTGGCAAACTCTGGGACGCTTTTTCGGAATAACAGTAGGGACGGATTGGACGAAAGAAGTATTGAGAGAGGGAAAGTTGGTGGGTTATGAAGCGAAAGCGGTGGTATTAAGAAATACCGAGATAATTTCCTCTGCCGAAGCTATGTGTCTGCGTTCCGAAAAGAATTGGGCGAATAGGGACGAATTTGCTTTACGGTCTATGGCACAAACGAGAGCGTGTGCGAAAGCACTACGGAATGTTCTTGCGTGGGTTGCCGTCTTAGCGGGAGTTAAACCGACACCCGTAGAGGAAATGCCGTCAGATATGGAAGTATCTTATGTACCTGTGGAAAAGCCCAAAAGTTCGGTGGCGAAACCGAATGCCGCAGGAATACTATATGAACCGCCACCTTCACCGCAGGGCGTAAATTGCTCTAATAATTGCGGGGCGGTATGCGAAGATATAGTCGCAAAATACTCCCAAGATTTCTATGGGCGTATTCTTTGCCGAGATTGTCAGAAACAATTTAAGCGGATTAAATAACAGGGAAGCATAGGGCGGGGGTGGCAGCTTCGCTGTCCTCCGCCCTATCTACCACAATTAAAATTATGGCGAAAAAATCTAAAGTAATGGCGGAAAACCAAGAGGTTTCCGAGCATATTAAAAAGCAAAAAACAGCGAAAAAAAGGGAATTGAAAACCGACAGGAAAGTTTATTATATGTCAGGCAAGGAAAATAAAGATACTCCGAAAATTCTTTTAGAGGGTTGGTGGTTGCGGGATTACGGTTTTAAGGTTGGCGATACCTTGAAGTTGACTATTGAGGAGGGTCTTATAACCTTGAAACGAAATGAGTAATGAAAAAAGGTTTTAGGTCTGGGGTTTATAAATCCTGTGATATATGCAAAAAAGATAAATATATCAATCCTTGCCGATTAAATAAAAGTTTCCATTATTGTTCTCTTAAATGCAGGAACAAAGATAAAAGATTTTGGGAAAGAGTGCGTGGAAAAAATCACTGGAATTGGAAAGGTGGAAAAATGAAAATTGGCGAATATATTTATACTCTACAATATAAGCATCCTTATAAAAACTCTGGCGGTTATGTCGCTGAACATAGATTGGTAATGGAAAAAAAGTTAAAGCGATATTTAATCGCTAATGAGGAAGTTCATCATAAGAACGGAATTAAAACCGATAATAGAATTTCTAATTTAGAAATAGTTATAAAAAGCGCTCATTTCGGAAAAATAAAATGTCCAAAATGTCTAACAAAACTCAAAATAAAATAAAGAGGATAGATGGCGAAAGTCGGTATTATGAAATTGATGGTATTCGTTATCCATCGGTGACAACAATACTTTCGTGTATTGATAAACCCGCGTTAAGATTTTGGTATCGTAAAGAAGCTTTATTGGAGGTGGAAAGGAATTGGGAGTATTTATCCGAAATGATTAAGGGCGGGACTTATATTGAGGACGCCTTGAAAGAGATTACCAAAAAATCAAAAACGAAACCTGAAGAAATAATGCAGAAAGCGCTTGATGTCGGTTCGGCTGTCCATTCCTGTCTTGAAATTATGGTAAAAAGGCAGATACAGAACAACCATAAGAAAATTGAATGGGGAAAAATAACGCAAGAAGAATTAAATGCGCTATTGCCCGTATCTACACCGATAGAAAATGTTAAATTGATTTTTAATTGCTTAATTGCTTTTGGCGAGTGGGCAAATAAAATAGATTTCCGACCTGTGGAAAGCGAATTGACGGTTTATAGCAAAAAACACCAATTCGCGGGAACGCTTGATGCCATCGGTTTGGTAAAAGGGAAATTGGCGGTTATAGATTTTAAGTCCAGCAAAGCAATTTATTCCGAAATGGCTTTACAATTATCCGCTTATAAGTTCGCTTATAGAGAAATGAGCAAAAAAGCTGTCCCCGAAATGTGGATACTCCGTTTAGGAAAAGAAGATGGTGAATTTGAAGCGAGAAAATTTAATGATTATAAAAATAATATCCGCGCCTTTATGGGCGCTTACGAATTATGGTCTTGGAAACAAAAACAAGAAAAAAAATAAACTGGAGTAGATGGTTTTTAATTATTCTTCTTTGGATTATGATAGGTATTTCTTTATTTCTTCATAAATGGGAGGTGGCTATGTGGCAGGGGGTGGTTTTTCTTCTACAATCCCTGATTTTCTCTAAAGAAAAACAGATAGACGCTTTAATGGTTTTAGCTGATAGAACCACCGAATTGCTTAATATCTTTGCCAAAGAGAAGGATATGTGGAAAGAGAAAGCGGAACAAAAAAAGGTTTAATGAAAGAACCTACCGATATTCGTAAAACTTGGCAACCCTATCTGCAAAGCGGTGAAATTATTGAAAAGGAATTTTTAGCGATAGTGCGAAAGTTCTATCCACAGGCGGGCAAAATACTCGGCAATTACAAATATGCGGATATTTTAGTGCCAGAATTGGGGAAATTGCTTATTGAGGTCAAAAGAGATTTGAAAAGCGATATGACTGGCAATTTGGCTTTTGAAATTTATTTCAGAGGAAAACCAAGTGGATTACTCACTACAAAGGCAAAAATATGGGTGATGACCGACCAAAGAAAGTTTTATTTATTTGATACTGATAAATTGCGTTCTTTTTTCCGAGAAAATAAAAATTATTTGGTGATAAAAAATGGCGGTGATGGGAATGAAGCGAAAATGGTTATCATAAACAAAGTTCAAATTACCAATTGGGGATTTTGTTGTGGAATTTTCCGAAATGGGGAAAACAGCGACTTATTGCCCTTTTTTTTGAAAAGCATATAAGATATAGTAGATATAACAAAGGTCGGTTCAATTTAACCTCATTGATTTCCAATGATTTCCAATATGACTAACGATACACTTAAAGACGGAGAAGGTGATGTGGAAATTGTAGATACTCCGCCCGCGGATACTACACCGCCCGCAGACACTCCGCCTGCCGATACTCCCCCTTCCGATACTCCGCCTGATGATGGCGCTGGGGACGAGTAGGCAAAAATCAAAACGCTCCAGCAACAGTTGGAGCATTTTGATTACCAAAAAACTGGGATTTGCCTATTTTTTATCTTTTGTGGTATGTTCTGGGTATGGATTTCACCATTCCCATACAACCTCTAACTATCAACCAAGCGTTTCAAGGCAGGCATTTTAAGACAAAAGCATATAAAGTATTTGAAAAACAGATGGGCCTTCTATTGCCGAAGAATTTGCCGATGGTAAAAGGATTTGTGGGGGTGGATTATGAGTATGGTTTGACCCCTAAAACCTATGGAATATCCGATGTAGGCAACCTTGAAAAATGTTTATCGGATATTTTAGTAAAAGCAGGTTTTATTGAAGATGACAGAAAAATTATTGAGTTAAAGCAAAAGAAGTTGCAATCCTCGTGGTTTTATGTAAAAATAAAGATATATCCCTATGAATTGCCTACTCGTAATAAAATGTGAAAAATGCGGTGAAATGATTATGATTTATAATGGCGAAGTTTTAGACCATAAACACAACGAAACTGATGGAAAAGATTGAGCGTATAAAATTATTACAAGATATACTCACCTTGCTTGAGGTAAATGGCAAGGCGAAGTTTGATATTGGCACTTTTTATCTACATAAAAGAAAGGGTCACAAAATTATTTTGCGAAGCGGAAGAAATAAAACAGTTAAACCCTATACCGCTATTTTCTTCCGTGGGAGTAAGATGTTAAGAAAAGCGGTTAGAAATTTATAAATTATGGAAATACAAAAAATTAAAATCAATTTATTAAACCCAGCGCCATACAATCCTCGCCTGATTTCTGATACCGAAATGGCGAAATTGAAGAAAAGCATTTTGGAGTTTGGTTTTGTAGAGCCAGTCGTGGTCAATAAGGATATGGTCATTATTGGCGGTCACCAGCGGGTCAAGGCGGCACAACAGTTGGGTTGGGAAGAAGTGGACTGCTATATGGTTGATTTATCGCCAGAGAGGGCGAAATTGCTAAATTTGGCTCTTAATAGGATACAGGGCGAGTGGGACTACAATAAACTTTATGATGTTTTGCTATCTTTGCCTGATGATGATTTGAAATTGGCGGGTTTTGATAAGCACGAAATAGATAAGATTAAGGATTTACTCAATACGCTTGATGATGGCGGTTCTTTGGAAGATGAATTTGAGAAAGAAATTAAACAGGTTGAATTTCGTATTTTAATAACTCCCGACCACCCAGATTTAGAAAAAGTGCGATATCAGGTTCGGAAAATCAAAGAGGAATTTCCGAATGTGATTATTAAGGAAAGTTTATGAGCGAGGAAAAACCTTTGGGATTAAAAAAGGTAGTTGCCACCTCTGGCGGTTTTGACCCAATACATATAGGGCATTTGCGCTGTTTCCAAGAGGCGCGAAAGTTGGGCGATTATTTAATCGTGATTTTGAATGATGATAATTGGCTTAAAAGAAAGAAAGGCAGGATTTTTATGACTGCGAATGAGAGGTCGGAGATTATAAAAGGTTTTGGTTGCGTTGATGATGTATTGATATTACAGAGTGAAAGAGATGATGTTATTGACGCCTTGGAATTATTAAAGCCGAATGTTTTTGCCAAAGGCGGAGATAGGACGGCAGAGAACACGCCAGAGAAAGAATTTTGTGAAAAAAACGGCATAGAGATTATTTATGGCATAGGCGGAGAAAAAATCAGGTCAAGTTCGGAATTATTGGATAATTATTGTAATGAAGCACAAGCGAAAAAAGAGAAAACCTAAACGCGACCAAAAAACACCGAGAGGTTGGGTTTCAGAGGGTTATATTAAGAAAATTAAATTGGGAATAAAATGAGGAAAGATAATCATAGAAATATCTGTTCAATTTGCGGAAAAGATTATTTTATTAGAAAATCTCACGCTCATTTTCGTAAAACTTGTTCAATAATATGTGGAAGAATTTTCAAATCTAGACCATTTCAAATTCGGAAGGGTTATATTTGGATAGGAAGTTCAAAAACTGGGCAATTTGAACATAGGTTGATAGCAGAAAAAATTATGGGGAGAAAATTAAAATCAGAGGAAATTATCCACCATAAAAATCATAATAAACAGGATAATAGGATTAAAAATTTGGAAATAGTCACAAGGTCATATCACGCCCTTATCCACTGGAAAGAAAGAAAAAATATATGATAATCCTTGTTTCACCTATGTTCAGCAGTTATCGGAATTTGAATGCCGATAGTTGCTATGTCTTTATCAAAAATGTCATTACGGAAATTATAAAAAAAGAGCCAAAATGGTATTTTATTTTATTATGGCCGAGGGAGGGTTTTAAGTATTATGATGACGGATTTTTCAATAATCCGCAGGTCAAGAGAATACCCATAGATATACCGCAGAGAAAAATGGATAGCGTGGTTCATTTTAATATCCTCTATTGGCGCAAGTTATTTCGCTTATTTACGCCTGATATTATTTGGAACCACATACCAGAACAGGGTCATTTATTTAAGAATTTATACACTGGTTTTGATATTGAAATGTCGGGACCGAAAATCATTAACCAGCACCATTACATTATCCACCCAACCCTGCCCTATCCCATAGATACTTATAGGGCGGTTCAATTTCAAAGTATGGGTAGTTTTTTAGTGGATATGAATTTATTTAATAGCGATTATTGCTATAAAATGTTTTGCGATGTGAAACAGGAAATACTTGCCACGAATATACGAGTGCCTTATAGAATTATTAAATTCGCCTTGATACCCGAAAATTATCCCGAACCGAACCCAGAAACGCAATTTATTAAAATCGCTTATAATCACCGCCTCCAAGATTATAAGAATTATCTCACTACCTTTGAAATGCTCGCTCAATTATGGACGACTTATAAGAATTTCCGAGTATTGGTCACTAATCCAAATGCCAGTAATTTTAATAAATTGCTCGCTTATCCTTTCGTAGATGGCAAGGCATTTTCTAAGCACGAAGATTATTTGAAAGAATTATCTACCTGCCACCTAAACATTACGAATAGTCAGCACGAAACATTTTGTATTTCCGCTTTGGAGAGTTTGGCTTTTGGTCAGATTTTAGTTGCACCGAGAGCAATAACTTTTCCTGAATTGGTGCCAAAAGAAGATTATCCGTATTTATTCTCAACCGAAGAAGAACAATATAGGATTTTGGATAAGATTTTTTCTAATCCATCGGTATTTGATACCGAAAGGGAACGCATAAAGAATAATACTCGGACTGCCTTTGCTAATCATATTTTGGGAGATAAAATCGCTTCTTTATTTAAGGAAATGGCGGTTTATGAATGGGAGGAAAGCTCTTTAAGAGAAAATTCCGCTTTGGCGGTTAAAAAAATACAGCATAAAAATAAGGGTTTTGTGGAATTGACCGAGATACAAAAGCAATTTGGCGAGTATAATCTGGGTTGGCAGGCATTTCCACTTCTTAAAATCAAGCGGGTATTAAACAAATTGGGCTATGAAGATGTATTATTAGGACATAAGCAAGGTTTCTATTTCGGATAAAAATAACCGAGAATAAGGGAAATTATGAGGGTATCTAAAGATAAAGAACATAAAATAATGGCGTTGATGAAAGTGGTGCTGGCAAGGCAACCCGATATTACGATTTATGAAATGCAGGACGCTATGGAAAGGGCGGGGTATAAAATGGATAAAGATTATGTAAATAAATTATTACATAAGATTGAGGGTGAAGATGCTCATTATATTGAAACGCAGGTTTTATCCAAAGCGGTCGCCAGAATGGATAGGAAAAAGAAAGCGGTTGACCAGCAATTATGGGTAATGGTTTTGAGTAAAGATGAGTGGGGCGAAATAAAAGATGAAAAGGGGGTGGTTACGAGGGTGATTATTAAAAAGGCGGCTTCGGATATGGTTAAAACGATTGCCTTAAAGGCATTAGTTGATAATGATAAAAAGATATTTGATACTCATTTTGACGCAGGAGTATTTGAAAGGCAGTTGGGTAAATTAAAAACTGAAAGCGGAATGAGTGATGAAGAAAAAGCCGCTTTAGATAAAATTATTGAAAATGTTTTCCGAACTACCAAACCTAATAGAACTGGAGAAGGAAAATAAAGTAGACCAATTAAAGTATATTGCTGAAAATTCTTTAATGGCTTTCGCTTTTATTTACCTCCGCCATTATTTTAAGGCGAGTATAGCCGAATTTCAGCGTGAGATTTATGGCGACCTCCAAAATAATGATGTCCGCTTTTTAGAGGTTATTGCTTTCCGAGGTTCGGCAAAATCAACTATATCCGCTTTAGCATTTCCCCTTTGGTGCGCTATTTTCAAAAAAAGAAATTTCATTATTCTTGCCTCCGATACCTTTACCCAAGCCAAACTCATTATTGCTAATCTTATTTATGAATTAGAGGGAAATGAAAAAATCCGCACTCATTTTGGCGGTTTTAAGGGAAAAGAAGAATGGACAGCGACCAATATCTTTCTGAAAAATGGGGTTCGGATTATGAGCCGAAGTAGAGGACAGAAAATCCGAGGATTACGCCACCTACAATATCGCCCTGATTTGGTGGTTGCTGATGATGTGGAAAATATAGAAGATATCCGAACTAAAGAACAGCGAGATAAAACCTACGAATGGTTTTATTCTGATGTCATACCCGCTATGGATGTCACTATCGGGAAAATGGTTTTAATCGGCAATATGCTTCATAGCGATAGTTTAATGAGCAGAGTTAAGACAAAAATCCAAGAACAGCATAATGGCGTTCTAAAAGAATATCCTTTGCTTGATGAAAATAGTTTATCTATTTGGGAAGATTTTTATACTCCCGATAAAATTGCCGAATTAAAAAAGGATAGGTTTTGGCAAAGAGAGTATTTATTAAAGCCAATGGTCGGGGAGGGACAATTAGTAAAGAAACTATTTTATTATTCTTCTGTCCCGAAAGATACCTTGAGAAGAATTGCCATAGGGGTTGATTTAGCGATTAGCAAGAAAGACGAAGCGGATTATTCCGCTATAAATGTTTTGGCACAGGACGGGAATAAGAAAATGTATAATCTTAAAAATATCTATGGTCGGTGGAATTTTAATGAAACTCTTTCAAATATCTATACGGTTTATCAAACCTATACCAAGGTTTATCCTCACCTTGCCGTATTATTGGGTTTTGAAGATGTGGCGTATCAGCGAGCGGCTATTGAGGAGTTTTATCGCAGATATTCTATACAACCTATCTCAATCAAACAGACCAAAGATAAGAGGGCGAGAATTGAAACCACCCTGCCTTATATTGAAAATGAGCAGGTATTATTTGGCAGGGAGGGTATGGAGGATTTGGAAATACAATTACTCAATTTCGGCACCGAGAGGTATGATGATTGTGTAGATGCCTTTGAGATTTCTATGCGTATTTTATTGGAACATTCTATACCTATGATACGCTCGCTTTAATTTTGTGATATACTAAAAACGAAAGGGGGGAATAAACACTATGAAAATAAAAGACATTTTCAATTTTATACGAGGCAAGCAATTAAATACTCAATTTTCAATAATTTTACCCACTTCTCGGTGGTCGCTTGGCGCTTCCGTAAAAGAAAGGAAGAACCTGACCGAATACCGAAATTGGGTTTTTGCTTGTGTTCAAGCGCGTTCAGAAGCGGTAGGTGATATTGATTTGAAGTTGATGAAAGGAGATGGCGAAACCGAAGAAAACGAATTGTTGGATTTACTTTTTAAGGTCAATCCGACAATGACTATGAAAGATTTATTTGTAGGCACGCAAGCATTTCTTGATTTAGATGGTAATGCTTTCTGGTTTTTGGCGAGAGATAAAAATGGTGAGGGTGATATAAAAGAGATTTGGCTTTTACGACCCGATAATGTTCAGATAATCCAAAGCAAAGAAAATCCCTTATTGGTATCGGGATATGTTTATAATCAGCAGGGTCAAAAAATTCCTTTTAAGGCAAATGAGATATTACATTTCAAAAATTTTAATCCTCTTGGCAACCACCCATTTCCACATAGAGGTATGAGTGTGGTTGAAGCCGCTGAATGGGCTATACAAACCGATAATGAGGCGAGGGTTTGGAATTATAGTTTTTTCAAAAACTCCGCACGACCAGATGGAATGCTTATTAAAGATAGCCCCGCTGAAATGAGCGATGAAGAATATAAAAGATTACGAGCGCAATTTGAGCAGGAATATCAAACCTCCCTAAATGCTCATAAACCTCTTATCCTTTCTGGCGGATTAAAATGGCAAGATTTAGCGAGGTCACAAAAGGATATGGATTTCTTGGCACAAAGAACTTTTGGCAGAGATGAAATTTTAGCTTTATTTAGAACTCCAAAATCGGTTATAGGTATTGTGGAAGATGTAAACCGCTCTAATGCCGAAGCGAGTAATTTCGTTTTCGCGGATAGGACAATTAAACCGCTAATGCAAAGGATTGTAGATACCTTAAATGAGTTTCTTGTCCCAGAATTTGGTGATGATTTATGGCTTCATTTTACCTCCCCTGTCCCAGAAGATAGGACACAGGTTATAGCAGAATACACCGCAGGCATAGATAAATGGTTTTCCAGAAATGAGATAAGGCAAAAGGAGGGATTGCCTCCTACTCAAGAGGGCAATAAATTCTTTGGCACTTTAGCGCAAATCCCAATAGACGAAACCACCGAACCTATTAAACAAAGTCCCAAACCGAGAATAAAGAAGAAAAAGAAAGAAAGTGAAATTGATAAAATCATAAATGATTTTGTTGCTGAAAAAATGAAGAAAGATGAAACCAAACCAGCGAGGGAATTAACCGAGTTGGCAGTAAAAAATTATATTCAAATTTGGAAAGCATTTTTTGATGTTGAACCAAAACCTTTCGCCAAAGATTTAGATAATTTTCTGGTTGACCAAGAAAAAGAGGTTTTGAAAAATATAAAAGAGGAAACCAAAGCATTAGAACCTGCCGAGTATTCTATTAAGGCACCGGAAGATTTTATTTATAATCGCAGGACTGCGGTAGCGACTGGTATTCGTTTAATTACACCTCGGATAAGAAGTTGGCTTAAAACGGCAGGTGAGCAGGCGTTTCTCATTACTGGTGCCACAGGAACTTATGACCCGACTACCCCAGAGGGATTGGAATTTCTTACCGAAAGAGCCGCTTTATTTTCCCGAACTTTTGATGAAACTACCGCAGATAAATTACTCAAAGAAATTGAGATTGGTTTAGATGAAAAAGAAACTCCCGAACAATTATCGGAAAGGGTTAGCACTTTTTATGAGGCGGAAAGGGATTATCGCTCTGACCGAGCCGCCCGCACCGAAGCGTCTGCTTCTGCCAATTTCGCTGGCGTGGATGCCTATAAACAGGCGGGGGTGACCAAAAAGAGGTGGTTGGTGGTTGACCCAGAAGATGATGATTGCCTTTCTTTAGATGGTGATGTGGTGGATATTGATGCCGAATTTAGGGCGGTAAGCGGTGAAACATTTGACCAACCCCCTGTCCACCCGAATTGTGTTTGCACTACCCTCCCTGTTTTTGAGTAGATTAGGGTAAATTTGCATAGATTTGAACCAATTATGTATAGATTATGGATAATGAAAAGGAAATTGAATTAAGAAAGGCATTAAAAGCGGAATTATTGCCTCCGCTTCTTGGACTTAGAAATGAATTAAAAAAGGTTGGTGAAACTCTGACGGAAATAAAAAATCAGCAGCCGCCAGATTTAATAAAAGCCGAAATAATTAACCCCACCGAGCCACTCAAAGAAGTGGCTATCTCTAATTTCCCCGAAACCTCCAAAGTGGAAGTTCTTAATCCCACTAAAGAAGTGGAGGTTAAAGGGATAGGGGGGTTCTTTGACAAAATTTTTGAGGGGTTCTCTGCCCTCTCCGATGGCATAACTTCCCTATCCCTTACCATCGGAAAATGGTGTGGTGAAATTAAAAATCAGATTTTCAAAGTTGAAGTTCAGAATTTTCCTGAAACGCATTTCCCGACAAAAATAGATACCAAAATTACTAATCCCGAAGATTTTAAGCAGGAATTTCCTACCTCTATGCGGATTAGCAATTCCGAACCGAGTGAGGCAATACCTGTTATTTTGGCAACGAAGGATAGGAAAAGATTTTATCAAGCATTGGAAGCGGTAGTGGCGATTGGTGATGATATTAACCTACACGCTGTTACGAAAAAACTGGATACGATAATTACGACTTTGGAGAATTTGGATATTACGATAAACGCTGGTGATATTCAAATTGGCGCGGTTGAAATAAAAGATGGCGATAGTGATACGAGAATGGATGTGGAAGCCGACCCTGTGGCTACCACTAAAAACTCTGCTTTTGTTCAAGCCCCATCTTTGCTTGCGGAACTTCAAGCGATAAAAGGATTTGTTGATGGGTTGGAAGGATTTACTGATGGTATTGAGGGAGCATTGGCAACGCTCAATGCAAAAGATTTTGCGACTGAAACCACTTTATTGGCGACAAAAACAGAATTGATTGCGATTAAGGGATTTGTTGATGATATTGAAACCAAACTACAAACACTCATACAGGATAATATAGATACAATTAGTAATGCGGGAACAGCGTCAAGCAAAGTTGTAAATGTTCAAGGTCAAACAGGTGGAATACCTATACCAATTTCGGGAACGATATCTCAAGCCGCAATTTCTCCTGCCCACAGTTTATATCGCCAAGCACTTTTTGCTCCTCTTGTCGTAAGCACTTGGCGTAATTTTATTAGATTTATTGTGCCGACTGGAAAGAAAATGTTGATACACAATTTCAGTTCTTTGTCGTCTGCGGCTGGGACAAGGTCAAGATTGGCAGTCCGAGAAGATTTGGCGACATATAATTTCGGCACGAACACTTTTGTAAAACTTTTCAATGCGGAAACGGACAGATTTTTCAGCAACATTGATGTTATAGTTACTACCGCTTTGGTAAATACGGCAACTTTTAATATCAATATAACTTATACCAATCAAAACGGAATTACGGGGAGGGTCGGCACAATTTCAATCGCTTCACCGCTTGGAGTTGATAAGCGGAGAGCAGTAATGATTTTTCAAGGAGATGATTATGGTGTTTTGGAAATTACTAATATAACCGAAACAAATGCCACCGTTACAGGACAAGTTACGATACAAGGATTTGAAGTTTTAATGGAAGAAGTTGAACAGATAGCAAACAAAAAACACATTAGATTTTTCGCTTCAAACCAATCACAAGGTATAGTTATTGATAGTGGAAAGAAAGTTGATATTGATATTTTTTCCACTTCTCTAACGAACTATACCCGAAATGTTGATATAACTTATAGTTTGATATAATAAAAATATGGCACTACCACTTACAACCAATTCACAAATATCAACTTCAAACACAAGGATAAGAATTGTTGATGTTGATATTGGCGGAGTGCCGATTACGGGATTTACTATTTCGTCAAAAACAGGAGACGGCATCTGGGAGATTTATATTGACAGAGATATTTCTACGCTTGACGACCCCTCTCAACCGAGTTTGGCGGCGGCAACGACAGGCGGAAACATACCACGAAGTCAAAAGATTTATGTTCGCTTAACTGCGATTGACGCAAACGGATTGGAAAGTCCGCCAAGTTTGGGTAATAAGTTTGTAACAACTGGGGCAACTACCGACACAAACAAGGTTACAGTTTCGTGGTCGGCAATTACGGGGGCAGTAAGTTACAATGTCTATGCTGGCACGAAACCAAACAGCGAAACTTTGGTGGCGAATGTTGTCGGAACATCTTTGATATTGACCGACTTGCCTGCTGACGCTCCCGCTTCAATCCCGTCTGCCCCCGATATTATTATGTATGGCAAGAAAGGCGGGACAGAGCCGATGTTTTTGGAAAACATTTACATCAATTATAGATTGATTGTTTATTGTCAGGTAACTTCGGCAAGCGAGGTGGGTTTCTCACTCCTTGTCGGATAATTTTATGCCATATTTATACAAAACCAATTTAGAAAAAAACCCGAATGGATTGCAAGCAGACATTGATGCAAAGAATACTGATAAGACAGATTTTGAAACTAACGGAAAACCAACCGCAACAAAAATTGATGAAATTGTTATTGCTCAAACTACTTTCGTTACTGAACTATCCTATACCAATTTCAAGGCAAAGATTGTCGCATCTATCGGCTGGGTTGATGTTAAATATACAGATGACAGAATAAAATATGTGCTTAATCTTTTAACTGATAATCCTTTATGAAATGGCAATATAAAATTGTAAAAGTTGCTGTTGGCACAACTCTGGCACAGATTGAAAATGCTTTGAATAATCAGGGGGCTTTGGGTTGGGAATTGATTGGGGTTGTTTTGCAGGGAACGGATTATGTTGTGTATTTGAAACGGCTCATTGCGTCTTGATTTATGCTATACTAAAAATAGGGGGAATATTGTATAATAAAAATATGAAACAATACCTAAAAGGCATAGTAAAAATTAAGGAAGATAACAAATTTGATGTTATCGCTTCTACTGCCGATGTAGATAGGGACGGGGAGATTATTGACCCGAAAGGTTGGGATTTAGAGAATTTTTTGAAAAACCCTGTTATTTTATGGGCTCACCAATATCACGAGTTGCCTATTGGCATTGCTGAAAATACCAAAATAGGTAAATTGCCTAATAGCGAAATGGAGGGATTGCTTATTTCTGGGCGTTTCGCAGATGAAAAAGCAAATCCTAAAGCGGAACAAGTCCGCAGATTATATGCCGATGGTATTTTGAAAACCGTATCAGTTGGCTTTATTCCGAAAGAAAGAAATGGAATGACCATTACTAAAGCCGAACTTTTAGAATTATCTTTTGTGCCTGTTCCCGCTAATCCGCAGGCACTAGCCCTTGCTATGGCGAAAGGATTAGATGTATCGGTGATACCGAAAAACATTTGCGACCCAGATAGTCCTGATTATGACCCCGACAAATGCAAAGAAACCAAACCCGCTATATGTGAGCCAGATAATCCTGAATATAATCCGCAGGCGTGTGGTGCTATATTCTGCGACCCCGACAAGCCGACTTATAATCAGGAATTTTGTGATTTGATGAAAGACGGAAAAATAAAATACTTTCAAAAACAAGAAGGCACTTTTATCCAAACTATAATTCTTTCTAAAAAGATATTTCCAACCCTTACTGACGCAAAGAAATGGGCGGAAGACCACGATTTTAGGACAGACAAAGTTGATGAAACGGAAGCTAATTGGCGTTTTCGGCAAGAGGATGTTTCCAAATGTGAGGAGGGTTCTTTACGCACCATAGAATTAACCGATGGCGTATCTGCGGTGATATGCCGACCAGAAAAATGCGTGAAATGCGTAGAAACGAAAGCAGGACGGATTTTATCCGCAAAGAACCGAGATTTAATCTCTGGTTCTATCTCAACTATGAAACAAAGTATTGCCGTATTGGATGAGTTGCTTAATGCAACTGAACCACCTGAAAAGGGCGGTAATACCCCTGCTGGGGGTCAGCAGAAAAAAAGGTCGGAGGGTAATGGTGGTAAATTAGAAATTTCTTTGGAAACTCTAAAGGAATTAAGGAGCCATCAAAGGGAAGCCGATAGACAAAATGAGCTTTCTAATGCGGTTCTAAATCGCATTCTCAAAAGGCAATAAATAGATTTTTCTTATTATGGACAACTTAAAGTTGACCAAAGAAGAACTATCAAACCTCCTTACCAATATTGCAGGCACAGCGATTGACGCAAAGGTTAAGGAACTTGGCTTGGATAAAATTGACCGAAGGTTCGGCAATTTTCCTGCCCATTTAATCGGGAAATCGCAAGAAGACCTTGAGAAAATGGACAAAAAAGCCAAAGTCGTTGAGTTCGTAAAAGCACTTTTCCGCAAGGATAATGCTACTCTTGCGAGCTTCAAAGCGATGAATGAAGGCACAGCTTCGGCTGGTGGCTTCATTGTTCCTGAAGAATGGGCTGCCGAGGTAAATCGTATCGTAGAGGATTTTGGTCTCGTGCCAAAACTCTCTCGTAGATATCCTATGAGATACGACACCTTGCGTGTCCCTCGCCTTGCTTCAGCGGTGACCGTATCGTATCCAGGTGAAGGTGCGGCTGGAACTCCCTCTCAACCTGTATTTGAAGAAGTTGCGTTGCTTAGTAAAACCCTCGTGGGTCTTACTGCTATGACCAATGAACTTTTGGCAGATGCGAATGTTGATGTGGTTGACCTCCTAACCGAACTTTTTGCGGAAGCGATAGCGGGCGAAGCGGATAAGCAAGGTCTTACTGGTTCTGGCTCTCCATTTACTGGCATTCTCAATGCCTCTGGCACGAATGTCGTAATTGCGCCGACTGGTGATGACACCTTTGCCGAAGCCGCCTCTCCAGATAACCTCCGTGACTTAATCTCACAGGTTAAGCCGTGGGCGTTACAAGGGTCTGCTTTCATAATGCACCGAACTGTATGGGCTATTGTTCAGAAGAAAAAGGCATCTACGGGTGGGGATTACTTTATTTCTGCGGCTAACCCTATTCTTACAGGTATCGCAGGACAAGGTTTTCCGTCTGCTGTTGCAGGCACCCTCTGGGGATATCCTGTGTATCTTTCAGATAAAATGCCTTCCGCTACTGCTGTTTCAACCAAGTTCATTATTTTCGGTAATTTGAAGCACCTTTACTGGGGTGTCCGTGACGATATGGCGATAAATATCTCGGAACACGCGACTGTCGGTTCAGACAATTTGTTTGAAAAGAATATGTCAGCGGTTCGGGTTACTACTCGCCACGCAATCGCGGTTGGCTTGCCAGGAGCATTTGCGGTTCTTCAGACCTCCGCTACTTAGTAGTTTGTAAGGTCGTTATCTGCGGTGGAGGGGGTGGTAACCCCCATAAACCCCTCCACCTAACAGATAAAATCATTATTAAAAGATTAAATTATTTCTATGTCTTATAAAGTAAAAAACAATGTTTTCTTAGATGGTCGGCAATATACAGCAGGTGAAGAAATTTCTGAAAAGGAAGCAGAAGCTATGGGTATGGATAATTGCGAGGAATTTGAGGGTAAAAAAAAAGACGAACAGGAGGAAAACGAGGACGACCAAGAGGACGACCAAGAATAAAGAGAAAAAATAAATAATTTTTATGGCGACTATTGCTTACGCTTTAACAACCAAAGAAAAAGTTAAGGAATTTTTGGGTATTACTGGCACGACCAATGATGCCCTTATTGATAGTTTAATAAATTACATTACCGATTTTATTGAAAGTTATGTGGGAGGTCGTCGTTTCAAAGAAACTCAATATACAGATGAAG